AATTCATTAGGTTCATCTAACGGTGGAGCAACATCACAGGGCACAACAACAGTGGGGGGATACAACATATCTGGTATAGCAAGTGCTGCCGATCATCAAATCATCTACGGTCAGACTAGAGTTGGTGGGGTTATAGTATTTAAGGAAGTGACAGATAATAATAAGTTTCTTCATGTTGTCTATGCTATGGCAGGTCACATTTGTGAAGAGGTATCTAAAATATACTTGAATAACGAAGAACTCACTATCGACAATAATAATTTTGTTACGTCACCTGCAAAATATGTAGATGGCAGTAACAAATTTATTAGAGTAAAGATACACCTTGGAGATCAAACAACAGGAGACACTGATTTAGTTTCAGAGAGTACAAAGTGGACATCCGATCACAAATTGAGAAACATCACTTATATTTATGTCCGATATGAGTTTCAAGCAGACGCTTTTCCAAATGGTGAGCCAAATCTTACAGCACTAATAAAAGGTAAAAAGTTGTACAATGTAAACACAGGTGCAACAGCATGGAGCGATAATACTGCCTTAGTAATCAGAGATTACCTAACAAGTTCTTACGGACTGAATATTCCTACAGCAGATTTAGATGACACTGCTTTTGCTTCTGCTCAGACCGTGTGTGATACAACTATAAATCTAGCTGCTTCTTTGGGTGGAGGAACACAATCAAAATACACTGTTAACGGTGCTCTTACTACAAATGTAAACCCTAGAGCCGTTTTAGAAAAGCTTGTAGCGTCTATGGCAGGAATAATGTGGTATTCACAAGGTAAGTGGAGAGTAAAAGCAGGTTCGTATACAAGTCCAGTGCTAACGCTTACAGAGGACGATCTACGAGGTAATCTTTCTATCCAAACAAGACAGAGTCGTAGAGACAACTTCAACGTAGTACGAGGTAAGTTTCGAGGTGCAGAAACAAATTTTCAAAACACAGATTATCCAGAAATACGGTCTAGCACGTTTCTTAGTATAGATAATAACGAAGAAAATATAATTGATTTAGAGCTTCCCTTTACAAACACAAGTTCTATGGCACAAAGAATAGCTAAGATAGCCTTGTTTAAAAATCGACAGCAAATAGTTGTAAAAGGAATGTTTTCCATTAAAGCTTTGAGGGTACAAGTAGGTGATATAGTGCAACTTACAAATAGTAGATTAGGTTTCAGTGCAAAAACTTTTGAGGTACAAAACTGGACTCTCACACCAGATGTGGAACAAGGTATCAATATTGATCTTACTCTGAGAGAGATATCCAGTTCGGTTTTTGACTGGGATGCTGAAGAAACACAATTCGAGACAGACAATACTACTTTATTAGACCCATTTAGTGTTCCATCTGTCGGTCTAACTATTACTAGCGAATTGAGAGTCATCAACGAGAAAGTTTCACAAGTTCTTATAATCACAGCATCTATGAGCACAGTGGATGCTTCAAGAATAGATTTTGTTGAAGTTGAGTTTAGAAAAGCTTCTGATTCAGATTTTAAGGTAGTAGGCACTGGGGAACTGGGAATATATGAGGTATTTGATGTCGAAGATGGTACTTTTGTTGTAAGAGCAAGAGCAATAAACACATTAGGGGTCAAAGGTGATTACAATCAGACAACAGCTGCTATTGCAGGACAGGGTGTACCACCTGCTGACGTTGCCAATTTTGATGCGATTGTTTCTGGAGATAATGTTATATTGGGATGGGATGCTATAGCTGATTTAGATTTATCTTTCTACACTATAAGATTTTCTAGTGAGTTATCTGGTGCGACTTGGGCAAACTCTACAACGGATACGGAAAAAGTTCCCAGACCTGCAACAACTTTTAGTGTTCCTGCTCGTTCTGGTACATACATGATAAGAGCCTACGATAAAACAAGTGTAGCGTCAGCTAATTTCACATCTGCTGTTGCCATACCTACAACATCTCTTACTCAGTTTTCTAACACAGTAACACAAACAGAGAGCAGTTCATTCGGAGGAACTAAAACAGACTGCTCAGTTTCTAGTGGCTCTTTGGTTATTACTAACCCAAATTCTACTACTAACGTAGCTACTTATGTTTTTGGCACAGACATTGATGTTAGTAGCGTAAGGCTTGTTAGAGCAGAAATAATTGTAAATACAATAAGATCGGATACAGGAAGTGGGGTAACACTGTGGGATGCTATCGGTGGGGGTTCTACTCTCTGGGATCAATTGACTGGAAATGTAGATGACTTATCTGGAGCAACATCTCAACAAAAAGACTCTGATGTCCAGTTTTTTATTGAGCCATCTTCTAGTGGTTCGTTCACTGGTACATTCCAAAGATTTAGAGCAGGTTTCTTTACTGGAAGATATTTTCGTTTTAAGATAGAATTGAGAAGCACCTCAACAAATATAACACCATCGATTTCAACACTCAAAGCAGAGGTTAAATACAACTAATGGCGAATCACGATTACAACATAGCAAACCAGACAGCACCAAATTTTCGTGCTGATTTAAATAACGCACTTCTTGCTATAGTTTCTACAAACTCTGGTGGGTCAGCACCGTCAACAACATTTGCTAATCAATTATGGTATGACACTAGTGCAAATCAACTTAAGATGAGAAACGAAGCTGATTCTGCTTGGATAATTCTCTTAGAATCCGATCAGACAAACGCTAGGGTCAATATAATTACAGATGATATACAGTATGCAACTTCAGCAGTAACAGAAGTCAAAAATACTTCTGGAACAACAATTTTATCACTACAAGTGCCCTCACAATCTACAGCAGAAGCAGGAACAGAAAACACACAAGTTATGACTCCACTTAGGACAAAGCAATCTGTACAGGCAAATGCTATTACATCAGTAGTCGCAGGTACAAATGTGTCTGTATCGACATCCAGTGGAGCTGCTACTGTTACTAACTCGATGTCAGCAGGTTCTGGACTCACCTTGAGTGGTGCTTCTATGAGTCTTAGCTCGATAAGTGGATTGACGAATGTTGGCTCATTTATCCTAGGTGTGTCGAGTTCAAGTGCAGGATATAACGCAGGAGCTACAGTTTCTGGAAGCAGTCTATACTATGCAGGACTTGAGTTTCCTTATGGTTTTACAAGTTCTGGCAGTGTTACTAATGATGGTGCAAGAATTTTAGCGAGTCCAACAAGCGTTAGTAGTGGTACTTGGAGGTATCATGGCAGAACTTCATTTAATCATGCGTCAAATCATTACGCATGGGGTGTTTATCAAAGGATTTCGTGATGATAGAGATAAAACAATATAAAAATGCAAAAATCGTCAACGAAAGTGGTGACATCGACTGTGAGATAAAACATCCCATTCACGGATGGATACCATTCACAGTCAATTTGAACGACACTGGGAGCGATATAGACATAAAAAAGCTTAGTGACTACATAAAACTTAATGGAGACGCACAAGCCTACACACCACCCACAGAAGACGAGATAATTAAGGAAAAAGCACAACAAGTAAGAGATGTCAGAGATGCTATTCTTTCTTTTGAGGTAGACCCAATAGTGTCAAACCCACTTAGATGGGCAGATATGACTGAATCTAAGCAAGATGAATGGAAAAAGTATAGGCAAGACCTGCTTGACATAAGTAAACAACCTAAATTTCCAAAAGTTGTAACTTTTCCAAAGAAACCAGAATGATATGGCAGTAGGCAAGCTCAGACATAAATTGTTTGTACAAACTCAGACAAGGACAAGCGATGGTGGTGGCTCACAAAACGTCACATATAGTGATTCGTTTTCTGTATTTGGCATGATAGAGCCAAAAACAGGCTCTGAGAGGGTTTTTGGAGACCAATTAGAAGAAAGAATAACACATATCATTACAACACGCTTTAACAGAAACATAAGTTTTAAAAACAGACTGCAATACCGTTTTAATAGAGACGGTGCAAGCTATACAAGGACATTTAACATAAAAAGAGTGATAAATAGAGATACTAGAGACAGATATTTGGATATTTTAGTAGAAGAAGGAGTGGCTACATGAAGGTTTCTGTTAAGATTGACAGAGAAAGCAAGAATTTGACTGGGATAAGTGCAGATATTCGTAAAAAAATGCAACAAGTCATAGCATACGGAATAAATGCTACAAGAAACACTGCTGTAGACAATATTTTGCGTGGTGCAAAAAGTGGAGAGACGTATGTAAAGTACAATCCAAGAAGAACTCATCAAGCATCAGCATCTGGTCAGTTTCCTGCAAGTGATACAGGATTTTTGGCAAACAATATTGTAACTAGCATACAGGGAAATGGCTTAGAGGGTGAAGTAATTAGTCAAGCAGAGTACTCACAATATTTAGAGTATGGCACATCAAAAATGGGTGCAAGACCCTTTATGCAACCGTCTTTGGAGCAGAATAGACCAAAAATAAGAGCTAGATTAAGAAAGTTATTGGGATAATGGCACTTCATTCTTTTGCATTACAACAAGCAATATTTACAGCCTTAGACAATGCCACCATCAATGATGTTAGTGGGAATTCTATCACAGGGGTATTTGACGATGTACCAGAGAATACGGCATATCCTTATGTTGTGATAGGCGAAGAGACAGCTACAAATATAGACACAAAAGATAAAGATGCCCATGAGCACACGCTTACAATCCATGTCTGGAGTCAGTACAGAGGTAGAAAAGAGATAAAAAATATTATGAGTTCAGTATATACAACGCTACATAATGCGAGTATAACTGTAAGTGGTGCTTCCTTAGTGAATATCAGACATGAGTTTGAGAATACACTAACCGAAGCTGATGGAATAACTCGACACGGAGTCATGAGATTTCGAGCCGTAGTTT